TAGTGTAATAAACGAAAGTTTTTATGTACCATCAGATGCGGGTACAACACCTCTTTTTATAGTAGCATCAGCACAAGATAAAAAACCGGGATCAGGTACAGGCACAGCAGTAGGAACAACATCTGCAAATGCAAATACTGTACACTTGATTTCATCACAAAGAGAATTAACAGAGACTTTTGGAGATCCAAAATTCTACACAGACGCATCAAACAATTCAATTCACGGATATGAATTAAATGAATGGGGACTACAAGCGGCATACTCATTTTTAGGAGTTGCCAACAGAGCATTTATTTTAAGAGCAAATGTTGATATGAATAGTTTGGTTGGAAGTGCCACGGCACCAACAGCAGACCCATCAGATGGAACATACTGGCTTGACCTTGCATCAAGTTCTTATGGAATATTTGAGTGGTCGCAAACAGATCAAAAATTTACAGCAAAAACACCAACGTTGATCACAGCAGTTACTAACCTGGTAGGTGACAGTTCAACAGGTATACCAAAAACTTCAATTGGTGCAATAGGTGATTATGCAATTAACACAACACACGTAAGCAATAAAATATACAAGAAAACAGAAAGCAACACTTGGGTACAAATAGGTTCAAGTGCTTGGCATTCTTCACTACCAGTTTTATCAGTTGCTTCTGGAACAACAGTTACAAATTCAAACAATATGCAGATAAATGGTGTGCAAGTACAAACAGGTGGTACAGCATTATCCGATGTTAATACAGCAATTAACAATGCTAATATTGCCGGTGTTTCTTCAAGTATTAACAGTACTACAAGTAACCTAGAAATATTCCATAATGGTTTAGGCTTTGGAGATTCAACAGCAGGATTCAACACAATTAGACTTGAAGAAGGAAATGGTTTAATGGCTGAATTAGGATTTACAGCAGGAACAAAAAACGGTGTAAAATTTTTACAAGCAAAACACACTAATAGACCAACTTGGAAAACAGCAGACGAAAACAGACCTAATGGTTCTGTTTGGTTTAAAACAACTTCTGCAAATTCAGGTGCAAATATTGTTGCAAAACTTTACAGTTCAGCAAGTGCATCATTTGGTACAGTAGCATCACCATTATATGCTTCACATAATTCTGCAATTTATAACACTGATCCATCACTAGGTGGAACTGGTATATCAGCAGGAACGTTATACACACAATTTAATATAACTGAACAGAGTGTTGATGGACAATCAGATGGTACTCCAAATGTTGGAGATTTTCAATTGTTTAGATATGAAGGTGGCGAAACAATAATTACAGGAAAAACTACAAACCTAACAGGAGCGTTCACGTCAGGTGAATCATTCACAGTTAGAGAATCATTAAAAAATCAAGATGCATTAGATACTGCTAAAACAGTAACAATGGCATCTGGAGACGGATCAACATTAGGTGATGCAGAAGATTTTGTAACAGCATTCAATTCAACTGGATTTACTAATCTAGTTGCTTCTGTTGTTTCAGAAGGCGAGTACAAAGGCGCTATTAGCATTAAACACAACCTAGGTGGTGATTTTAGAATGAATCAAACTAATGGTACTCCATTAGATGATGCAGGTTTAGGAGTTTCACAGGCTCATGCATATGGAACTTTCACAGCAAATTCAACTACATTAATTGATAATTTATATGTTGCTCCAACTGGAGACTCAGAAGACTCAACAGTAGGTAATGAAGTAATAGCAAGTAACTGGAAAAGATTAAGTTACACTGCTAGTATAAATGCACCTAGCAATGAACCTGCTGACGGACAGTTATGGTACAACACATCAGTTGATGAAGCAGACATTATGACACACAACGGAACAACTTGGAAAGGGTATGCAGAAGTTTATTCTACAACTGATCCAAATGGACCACAGTTTAGTGCAACTGCACCAACTACACAATCAGATGGTACAGTGCTTGTCAATAATGACTTATGGATTGATACAAGCGATTTAGAAAACTATCCAAAAATTTACAAATATAACACAGCGGCAACGTTGAGTTCAACAAACACATCAAATCAGGTGAAAGTTACTACAACTGGTGCGGCGTGGGTAGCAGTTGATAAAGCAGATCAAACAACAGAAGATGGTGTTGTTTTTGCTGATGCTAGATATCACACAGCGGCGGAAAAAAATGCAAACAACAGCACACAGGCTGGTACAGCAAGTTCAATTAAAGACTTGTTGAGCGATTCTTTCTTAGACCCAGATGCTCCAGATCCAACATTATATCCACAAGGTATAATGCTTTGGAACACAAGACGTTCTGGTTACAATGTTAAAGAATACAAAAACAGTTACATAACAACACAAAAATATCCAAGTTCAGGATCATCAGGATTAGGAAACCCAAGATACAACAACGAATCAGTTGCAGGTTACTATCCAGACAGATGGGTAACAAAATCAAGCAACAACGCAGACGGATCAGGTACTTTTGGAAGAAAAGCACAAAGACAAGTTGTTGTACAACAACTAAAATCAGAGATCGATACTAACCAAGGTATTAGAGAAGATCAAAGAGGTTATAACGTAATTGCAACACCTGGATATCCAGAGTTAATTCAAAATATGATTAACTTAAACACAGACAGAAACAACACAGCGTTTGTGGTAGGTGACACTCCTTTAAGATTAGAAGGCACAGCGACAGCAATAAGTGATTGGTCAAACAACACAGCAGGTGCATTAGATAACGGAGAAGATGGACTTGTAAGTGCAAGTGATTACTTAGGTGTATTTTATCCTTCAGGATTAACCACAGATAATGCAGGAAACTCAATTGTTGTTCCACCATCACATATGATGATGAGAACTTTAGCAAATAATGACAACGTAGCATTTCCATGGTTTGCACCAGCAGGTACTAGAAGAGGTGTAGTTGACAATGCAACGTCAGTTGGATACATTGAATCAAGTACAGGTGAATTTGAAACAATATCTGTAACGGAGTCAGTGAGAGATTCAATGCATACAGTTAAAGTCAATCCAATTACTTTCTTTTCAGGAGCAGGAATAGTAAACTTTGGTAACTTGACGAAAACATCGGCAAGTTCGGCATTAGATAGAATCAACGTATCAAGATTAGCAGTATATCTAAGATCACAATTAGATTCAATTGCTAAACCGTTTATCTTTGAACCAAATGATGAATTAACAAGAAATGAAATTAAAGCGGCAGTTGAATCATTCTTGTTAGAATTGGTTGGACAAAGAGCGTTGTATGACTTCCTAGTAGTTTGTGATGACACAAACAACACACCTACTAGAATAGACAGAAACGAATTGTATGTAGATATAGCAATTGAGCCAGTTAAATCAGTTGAATTTATTTACATACCGTTAAGAATCAAAAACACAGGAGAAATTGCAAAATTAGGGAACTAATTTTTGGATAAATAGGAGAACAACATGGCAATATCAACATTATCAAAATTTACAGTACCTTTAGCAAACGATCAAAGTAGTGCATCACAAGGCTTGTTAATGCCTAAACTACAATATCGTTTTAGAGCGATCCTGGAAAATTTTGGCGTATCAACACCAAGATCCGAGTTAACAAAACAAGTTATGGATATAACAAGACCACAATTATCTTTTGATCAAGTAACACTAGATGTTTACAACTCAAGAGTATATATTGCTGGTAAACACACTTGGGAAGCAATTACAATTACATTGAGAGATGACGTGAACAATTCAGTAACAAAACTGGTTGGTGAACAAATACAGAAACAGTTTGATTTCTTTGAACAGTCATCAGCGGCATCTGGTATTGATTACAAATTTACAACTAGAATTGAAATGTTAGATGGTGGTAACGGACAATCTGCACCAAATGTTTTAGAAACATTTGAATTATATGGTGCTTACATTGATAACGTTAACTACAACACACTAGCATACAACACATCAGAGCCTGCAACAATAACATTATCAATAAGATATGATAATGCAATCCAAACTCCAACAGGAACAGGAATTGGAACAGCAGTTGCAAGAACTATTGGTACATTAAGTACTGGTGGTGGACAATAGTAATAACAGTTTAAGTTAGCAATTATAATACAGGAAAAGCGTCTTTATAGGCGCTTTTTTTGTGACTATAAATAACAGTATGCCAAAGATAAACGACTTCTTAAAAGGATTTCAAGATGGTCTTCCAGGAATG